AAGATTTGTGCACCATTACCATCCTCACCTTCTGTCGTCATATAGTGAACAGTGATGTATTTACCATCAGAACCAACATAATCACCCAATTTTTTACCAAAAATACCATCACCAAACCTTAATTCATACTTTTCATCCTGTACTTCACGTATAAAGTAGATTCTAGAGTTGGAATTGATGTTAATAATGTTATTGACTGGTGAATATTCAACACCAAGTTCAGATTGATCAGAACTAATATACACTCTTACCTTAGATGTATCAATATTTGGGTTATCTAAAACAAATCTTTGATCTAATGAACCATCATATTCAAACTTTTTCTTTAAAAATGTCCCCTGATAGATGTTTAACCCTTCAAATTTTGCAATTTTATCAATAACTGGTGCAGTTACTTTATCGACAATAGAAAATAGGTAAGAAGCATCAGATATATTTCCTGTACAGACCAATCCTGGTTGTAAAGTTAGTGCTGAAGAGTCATCTGTTATGGTTAACTCTAAATCTACTTGTGCCACCGCAGCAGTCCTAGAACGGGGTGTATACCCAATATTGCTAGAAAGGGACACAACGTTCTCTCTAACCGTTGCAGAGTCTAAAAACGACTCATTGGCGATTAAATTAGAGTTAAATGCTGTGATATAGGTATTATATGCAAGAGTATCAATTAAAACAGAGAAATTAGACCCCTCAAAGTCAAAATCTGAAAAGTTTGTGTTTGACCTAAGATAATCTTTAATCGATGTTTTTATTTGATCGAAATCTAAGTTTGAAAATTTGGTAAGAGTCATTTATCTTGTTGCTTCTAATATGAATGAATACTCCTGTGAAGGAAATTCTTGACCAATAATATCAAATCTAACTGTACACTCAAATGAATTGTCGTTAGGTTGTGGATTAACCTGTACACCTACATTATTTACTCTGGGTTCGAAATTAGCAATACATGTTTTAATTTGATCCTGTATAATAGATGCAGTACCAAAATCAACAAAGTCAAATAAACTTTTATATACGTCAGACCCAAAATCAGAATCAAAAAATTTCTCAGTAGGAATTGTTTCTACAATATTCCTTACCGATCTACGAATCGCATTCTCATTTTTTAATACGGGAAGATCTTTTGTCACTGGATGTGGTACAAAAGACAAACTAATGTCTTTAAATGATCTTGATATCCTTGTAATGGCCATATACAAAGTTTTTATTTATTTATATCTTTATTCCAAAACTATATTATATATTAACTAGGCATCACCAATAGCAAGAATTGCTGCTTTGAATGCTTCAAAGTCACCAGATGCATTTAAAGCATCCTTCAACTTAGCAAGTGGGATAAGATAACTTGGTGGTTGAGCAGCTCCACCTGCGTTATGTTGTGCTACTTTAAGGAAATCTCCTTGGAAGTACATAGTATTATCAGATAAGAATAAGTGTCTTACCTTATACTCTGCATTACCTATATCATACGCAGCATTAGCATATGGAATGATATGACCACCACTAGTAATCTTCCAACGATCAGTACCTTCTGTTTCAAATTTAATTATACCATTATTACCTGTATCAATAGTTTCAACAGAAGTATTACCTTCTTCTATTTTATCTAAAGTAGTAGAACCACCACCACCGATTCCTACACCACCTGGAGTACTTCCATCAGAAATTCTAAGAGTGGTTGTTGTTGGATCGTAAAATAAATCCCCTTCATTTCCTACAAAGGTGGCTGCGTTTTGTCCTCCCAATTTTTCTGGAAAGGGTCTATAGACAGAAGACATTGTAATAGTTTTTTATCTATTTATATGAATTGTCAATAAAAAAGACCCCATATAAAATGGAGTCCTTTATTTACCTTCCTTGTCCTCTATATCTTTTGCGAGCCGAGTTACGGGATGTTGCCGAATATTTTGAGTGTTTGCCCCTTCCTTGTCGAGACTTCTTCGGTGTTGCCTCTATAGTATCAGCACCTGATAGTCCTGTTTTTGCCTTTGCCATTAATCCTCCGTGTTAATAATAGTTTTCAATTCATCCTCAGTGGGATGCCCAGTCTGGTAAAATTCAATTGCATAATCTTGCATACGGTCAAAGTATTCTCCTTCAGTGAGTTGGGAGAATACTTCTTTGCCGTTTCGAAATATACTATATGACTCTTGTTTTTTCATGCCCAACCCTTATACGAGGATCGCACCAGATTTCAAAACCTGCTTCCTTTGCATCGAGACAGAAAGAAACGTCCTCTCCACACATATCCTGAACTTCTCCTGAATCGAATACCTGCATCTTTGGTGCAAACCATGGATAAGGTAGTCCATCATGCTCAAATACTCCGTTCTTTATCAATAACCATCCGAAACCTGTATAGTCTACTGTGAATGGTTGTCTCCTTTTGGATATACTTTCGACAGTCTCATGATTCATCACTCCACCATTGTTACGAAAATCATCCTCTTCTAACCAATGTGCTACAGAAGTAGTCTTACCATCTTCGGTAGCATACCAACCACCTGCAATATCTTTCTCCATAAGAATTAATTGCCAGAACTTCTCAGAATTAAAAACGATGTCTGAGTCAATCCATAATTGCCAATCATACTTTAACTTACCATCCCATGGAATTTGCTCTGGTCCTCTTAAAACATTCGCACCAAGACACTTACATCTTGCAAAGTTCACCATGGAACTATAATCTTGTGAAATTTGTATACTTGCCCCACTCTGAACAAGATCAAAGCAAAGTTGAACGAAAGACTTTAGATATGCATATGATACCCCTCTACCTGGTAGACAGAATACTATAGACTTCCCCTTGACCATTTCTTTCGCTTTTGCATAATCCCATTCAGGCGCTTTATTGGCAACTGGTGCGTTTGCCTTTACTGTAAATCCTTTTGCCATAATCTGTTGTAATTACATATCAATTATACTAGATTATATAGTAATTGTCAATATGAAGATTCTTCGTATACCTTAGTCGGTTTTTCCGCCACCTCTGAGTATGTTATGTCTTCCTTAAAATAAGATTTATATATCCTTCCCCATATTACATCAAACTCTTCTTCACTCAAGTCCTTGAATAGACACTCCTCTTTGAGATAGATGTGATATGTATTGCTCATTTAAAAATTCCTGAGATTGCTGATGCCATAGTCTTAACAAACACTTTTGCTGCTGAGTTCCATGCGTCCTTGTTATCTCCTGATAAACCATCAAACATATACATGTTCAATCGGAAAGCATAGTTTGCTTCAGCAATGATGTCATTGATCTTACTGCTATCAGTTGTTACCTTATCCAATCCCTCTCTGTACTTGGTCTTGAATGCTTTCTTGTCATCAATCATAGGGAAGTCATAGAAGTGCAACCCCTCACCCTTTGGTAGGTCTAATGCTTTCTCTGCTATGTTCCTTAATATCTGACCACCAGACAGGTCACCAAGGTATCTAGTGTAGTGGTGTCCTACTAATAGATAAGGATCTTGATCTGCTACCTCGTGTATTCTTTCTGTGTATTGAATACATGCTTCAGATGGTTTGACCTCCATCATCCAGTTAGGACCATAGTAGTATCTCAAGTCCCACTTCAATGCATTCAAACGATTTAATTCTTTGAAGTAGATGGGTTTAAGGAACTCATCATCCTCTAACCTCTCCATCTCTTCTTCTAGTGCAGAGTAAACGAAATAGAAATCTTTTATAAGAGTTCTATAATTCTGTTCACTTATTACACCACGCAGAAAAGACCCCACAAACTTAGTGTTCTCTGCTGCTGTGTGGGATCTCTTGGTGCCTGTCTTTAATTCTGCTGCTAACATTATCCTTGATCCTTAATCAAAAAATGTTTCTTGATCACTGAGATCTGGTCTTCATACTTAGCAATTATATCCAATTCCTTTTCAATTGATTCTAATATATCAGTATGTTCGCCAACACCTGCGGGGTTGGTTAGGTATACTTCTACATTCATCTTATGTTTTTGGATGTCTCCCTGTGCATGTGCTAGGAGTGCTGAGATTATTTGATTTCTCATATGTAACTGTACACTATCAAAATATTATACAGTATTTAGAAAGAGTTGTCAATCCTCAGGCATCATCATACCCATCATCACCACCATTAGTGTGGTAATCACAACTGTTCCTGAGAATATCATTATGAACATCGGTAGGATATGTAGTGGGTTCATAGTAGACCTAGAGAACCTGCCGAGAAACCAACTGCACAAAAGAATGCAAA